CTGTTGCATTGCCTCCTCCTGCTGCTTAGACAACTCTTCCTTCATTTGTTTAATTTCATTCTGAGACATATCAAAGTATTCTTTATAAATATAATCATCTGAGAATAACATTAAACCTTTAACGGCTTGAACAACACGGGTCTTCTGCTCATCGACATCTAACCTACGCTTGGTAAACATGTCAGATGGGTCAGGCATTAAAATCTGCACAGAGTTAATTTCAGACTGTGGATACCCCAAAATAGCTAAATGGCGTTTTGCTATGGTTTCTAATCCAATTTCAACTTCATGCTGAACACGCATGATAGTTCTAGCAAATTTAACATCTAACTGAGATAGGTTGGCCTTACGCTCAGGAGATTTGTCTGCTTCTACTACATAATCCTTTGGAATTTTTAGACAGGCAAGTAATTTATCTCTAAAGTACTTAACATCGTCAACTTTGTCTAAGTTTTCAGCACCTCGCAGGGTATCAATTTTTGTTTCATTATTTCCACGGTGAGGAACGAAATAATCTTCATCCAATGACATTGGGTTAAGTTTTTCGTTTATGTTACCTGTTTGGGAATCAAAGAATTTTTCTTTCTTAAACTTCTGCTTGAGCTTCTCCATGAATGCCTCTGCCTTACCAGTAGGAAGGTTTCCAACATTTACATAGAATATTCTGCGTTCGGGTGCGCGTGAGAGGCGGTAAATTAACATTGCGTCTTCCATTAGTTTTAGTGAACGGAAAACACGAATAGCAAATGCACCTATTGATTTACCATATGGATAATATTTAGGGTCTGATGTATGGAGACGGAAGTGAACAATTTGATTTTTATCCAACCCGATGTAAGAACTCTTTTCCATCGTCGTAGATTGATAACCAAATGAATTCCAAGAACCCATGTTCTTCTGTGGGATTTCTTGCAGGAAGTCTGTCAAGTATCCATACTCGTTTTCAACACGAATTAAATAGTTCGGGTTTAATATCTTAATTCTCTGTACACCTGCTTTTGGATTATTTAAATCCATCACAAGTTCAATAAAACAATCGCCATACTTTACCATGTTGCGAGTAATGTCCCAATAATGACGATCTAATTTTATAGTATCAAATAGTTGTTCTACTCTGCGTCTAGTAGTTTCTGAATTAGCCTTAACAGCCCATCTTTGATTGTGGCTATCCCGCTGGGTACAATCATCAGCATAAATATCAAACGCAGCACCTATCTCAGGATATTCATCCATTGATTCAAATTGAGAATACCGATTCTTACGGTTCATCTCAAGTTCAGGAATAAATGGAGATCTAATTACAGTTGGTGACCCGCCCGGTTTTTGATATACAACATCAGGGTTAACAATCGTATCTCCTGCCATCGGGTGTATCGGCGTAGGTTCATTAGTACTTTGCTGCGCCATGGCAGGCTGCGCTTTAGTAGCAAAATAACGACTCCACCACTTACCGAATACTCCTAGTGGGTTAAACCAAGGTGTTGCTGCTGCGGAAGAGTTTGGATTACCAAACGCTGTCTCGCCCATCTCATTTATTTCTCTTTGCCTAGAATCCATTTAATTTCCTCCATGGGTATATTTTTATATGTATCGGCTGCAAATGCTTTTCTGGTGTCCATAGTTAATGGTTCAGGAGCATTCGTTCTATTCTGCATCAACATATTAGGTGAATTTTTGGATACTTGATTGTAACCAATAATTGCTAACTTTAGTGCAGAGATTAAATCATCATGATTACCTTTTGCAGCCTCTATTCTTCCCTTCTCGTTTATCTCAAAGGAAAGTAATTCTTTTACTAATCTATCTGAATTAACAGTAACTCGTCTGTTTCTAATTGCTTCTTCCATATCAGACAGATAAACTTCGTTATTTGTGGATGTAATGTTAATACCTAGATCACCACGATCATCCATCCACAAGTTTTCGTATTCTTGCCGCTCAAACAATTCAATCACTAAGTTTGCGCCGATGCCATTGCGTTCAGGCACAATCTTACACATATTGTAGTAAATCCCCTCGCGTGCGACTATCTCTGCAAACTCATTGATTGGGGTTTTGTTAGAATAAAATTCAGCTACTTGTTCGCCATTGTATGCGTTAATAATAACAAACGAAGAATAATCTAACTCTCGTCCGAGAGCAGTGTCCACACCCATAACATACTCATGGTAAGGAACAGGCTCTTTCCAAATTCGCATACGGCCTTGATATTTTGTATCATATTTATAACTAACATTCTCGTGTAAGAACTGTAAAGATTCACCGTCAATGTAAGTAGATCCAGTACCTAGGAATTCCTTCTCATACTCCTGTCTCCAACGCTTTAGGCCAATGTTTTTCTTGGTGATTTCCTCAAAACGATTAACATCGTACTTCTTATCCTTCTCACGAATGAACTCGTACAACCACTCATACTTTTCATTATATTTATATTGAGGATGTTCCCACCAATCAATATCTATAAGGTTGAATTCGTTTCGTCCTGCTCTAGCTTCCTGATAAGTATTAAAATACCAATTACCCATGCCATTAACGGTAGATAACACAAATACACGACCACCTGTAGAAATGATTGGATAAACTGCTGCCCAAATGTCATCAATGTGTTCAATGAATGCCGCCTCGTCGATCATCAAGAAATAAGAAGCTAGTGAACGGCCTGATGTCTTTTTAGCCGGACGAGCTTTAATTTTATTACCGTTTGATAACTCTAATGTGTGCTTGTTGTCTCCACCACGAATAATCTTGGGTTGCATCCAAGGTGGAAGCTCATCATACATAATTTTAATTCTAGACAAGATTTCAATTGATTCAGTATCACCAATAGAAAGAATAGTAATAGTCTTATTCTTTTGGAATACTGCCATGTGCATGATATAAGCACATCCAATCGTAGTACAGCCAGCCTGTCTAAACTTACGAAGGAAATTAAATCGGTTAGTTTCTAAGTCGTCAATGATCCGCTCTTGGAATGGGAACAAATCAAAATTAATTAAACCTAGTAGCTGGTGTTCAACTTTAATATAGTTACGGATAAAATATTTAACATCGTTCTTACACTTAAGGAACTCTTCCTTAAGCTCTTCTTTCGTCATATCTTTCCAAGTTTTCTTTTTTGGTTCCGGTAACATAATTAATTTTAACTCTCCATTACTATAATAGGATATATGAATAAAATAAATTACTTTGCTTTAATACCTACTAAAAGTAATGAACTTAAACAAATAACTAAAGATCTACTATCTTATTTAGCTACTATAGGTGTAGAAGTAATTTTATTACCCAATAAAAAGTCTATATTTAGTGCTTATGAGCAAGGTTTAAATTTAATTCAGGAGAAAAACCCTCAGCCTAACGATGTAGTTATTTTATGTCATGATGATATAGAAATAATTAACAAGCCTGAACATTTTAAACAACAACTGAATCTTATTGCTCATAACGATCAGATTGGGTTTGCTGGGCCTGCTGGAACTACGCTTCTAGGACAAGATTCTGTATGGTGGGATCATGCTAGATGGCAACAAGGACACCACAGCGGATTCGTATTCCATGGTAAGAAATTTGATTACCACACCACCTATTATGGTGAGTACCGTAGAGTAGTAGTGCTAGATGGCCTGTTCCTAGCTGCTAAGTACGAAACCCTAAAAAAGATCAATATATCTAGACCAGATACATTTGAAGGTCTTTGGGACTTCTACGACCTCTACTACACAATGCAAGCTCATAAGCTAGGTCTACACAACAAAACACTCCCATTCCTAATCAGACACGAATCAATGGGAGAATTAGCAGGACGCGATTCATGGCATAAGAACCGTGAAGCGTTTATCAAGATGTACCAACTACCGGAGAAAATCTAATGAATGTACTACTAATGTTTATACTGTTCTGTTACGGGATCGCAGCCACTATCTCGGTTGGAAAGATATTCCAACCACTAAGAGAATGGGTAAAGGCTCGATCAGAATGGGGTTACAAGTTTATTAAGTGCCCCATGTGCCTATCCTTCTGGATCGGAGCTATTACTTCCATAGCACTATGGAATTGGCCTTATTTAACAGGATTACCTAATAGCATGGCAATAGGATCAGATGTAGGTTTTGATTTATTCAAACACCTAGTCCGCCCGATATATTTTGGCTTTACCGCTGCCGCAGGATCTTTAATCCTACACGCATTGGTTTGGAGATTGGCTTTGAAAGATAAGGATTTCTGATTAAAACGGCCCTAGTTAGTTTTAAGTTCTAACTAGGGCCATCTACTGCATCCCCGACTGCAACGAGCTACAGGGCGAAGCATATATTGAACTGAAGTCCAAATAGGCATAAGATTTTACCCCCTCTCTCCTATTATATACCAGTCTCAATCACCAAGAAAGAAAAAATCATGTATACACCCAAGCCAATTAACTTTAGCATCGTCCGTCAGAAAAAAGATAATTATAACTGGTACTCGGTCGCCATGGAACATAATGGCAACTTCTACATCCTAAAAGAGTACTCCAAGTCCAAGGCTCGCGCTATGGACTACATCCGAAAGATTAGAACAGGGTCATATAAAACCATCCCCACCCAAAGTTTAGAAAATGCATGAGTTCCTAACAACTCTTGTCTCCATTCTCATGGTCGCGTGGGTATTCGTAGCCATTTGGATGGTCGCTTGCTACCTCGCTAAAAAAGAATAATTATGAATAAAACACTAGCCGCCTGTATGATTGTTAAGAATGAAGCTCATATCATTGAGCGTTGTTTTGATAATCTAAAGGGGCTAGTGGATTTTTATTGCGTGGTAGATACCGGGTCAACAGACGGAACCCCGGAAATAATGGAAGCGTGGTTTAAGAAGAATAACAAGAAAGGTGTCGTATATCACGAACCTTGGAAAAACTTCGCTCACAATAGAACTGTATCTTTAGAAAAATTAAGATTAGAGAATAATATCGACTACGGCATCTCTGTAGATGCAGACGATCTATACAAGTTCCCAGATAAGTTTAATGCTCAAAAATTTAAAAACTCTCTAACTAAAGACTCGTATAGAATCATGATGACCTGCGGATGCTCCTATCCAATGGTTAAAATCTTCTCCAATAAAAAACGGTTTATCTACAAGTCCGTTATCCACGAATACCTAGACTGCCTAGATCAAACCGATTCCGGCGGGGATGTCACCGAGTTCTCCGTAGAAGCTATACAAGATAGCGATAGAAACAAGTCTGGAATAAAGTTCCAAAAAGATTTCCTAGCCCTCAGAGAAGCCCTGTTCTCCGAAAAAGACCCCCTTCTAATCTCCAGATACACATTCTACATAGCTCAAACTCTAGCCTCACTAGACGAAAAAGAACAAGCCATTGAATATTACTCCAGAAGAATCAACCAAGGCTTCTTCGCTATGGAACGATACTGGTCCGCTTATCAAATAGCTATTCTCAGCGAAGCTCTAAACAAACCAAAAGAACAAATAATCTCAAACTATATAAAAGCTATCGACCTCTCATACGGAGGCGCGCTCGAAGCTACTCATGGCTTAGTAAGATTCCTAAGAGTAAATAATCAACATAAGTCGGCGTTCTCATTCGGTGTCGGCTCTCTAAACCTACCTAAACCCAAACACGGCTTCTTTGTCGAAGATGATGTATACGACTACAAATTATTAGATGAAGTCTCCATCGCAGCCTACTACATCGGTGAATACAAACTCTCCTTAGAAATCTGTAATAAAATCCTCAAAGATAATCTCATCCCTAAAGAACAATTACAAAGAATCAAAGATAATCGGAACTTCGCTCTAGAAAAACTAAAACCCGTTGGACCCTCGTGATCCCCTCTAAACTCGTTCTCATCTCCTTCAAGGT